ATGAAAAAGAAGCTGACATCCGCTAAGACGGCAAATGATCCCAATAGCCGCATAAACAAAAGCCTTCGGGCATGGAAATGCTAAATGACCACATCAGGCACAGCATCATCTAACCTAGACCTCACTAACATTATTGAGGAAGCGTTTGAGCGCTGCGGGGCAGAGCTACGCACTGGTTATGATATCCGTACAGCAAGACGCAGTTTAAACCTCCTGACGGTCGAATGGGCTAACCGGGGGATAAACCTGTGGACGATTGAAGAGGGTGAGATACCGTTAGTTCTTAATCAGGTCTCATACAATCTGCCTGTTGATACGATAGATCTTCTAGAACATGTAACAAGGGTAGGAACGGGTTCAAGTCAGCAGGACTTGTCTATAACCCGTATTAGCGTATCTACATACGCAACCATCCCTAACAAGAACTCAACTGGTCGTCCTATTCAATTGTGGGTTAACCGCCAGTCAGGAGCCACCTACCCAATAGGTGGCAGACCAGAAGGCACAGACCCCACTACTGGGGTAGACCATCCTCAGATTTATGTATATCCAGCCCCAGATCAGAGCGATTACTACACGTTCGTCTACTGGCGCTTACGCAGGATACAAGACGCAGGCAATGGTATTAACACCCAAGACATACCCTTCAGGTTCCTTACCTGCCTGATTGCTGGCTTGGCATACTACCTCGCCGTTAAGATAGCTCCAGACCGCATACAGTCCCTAAAGGACCAGTATGAGGAACAGTGGAAGTTTGCTGCTGAAGAAGATAGAGACAAGTCTCCAGTGAGATTTGTCCCTCGCAGGGCTTATATTTGTGGGTAATAGGTTTGCGTCCGCCAAGAACTCGATTGCAGAGTGTGATCGATGCGGGTTTAGGTTCAAGCTAACACAGCTAAAGGCTTTGATCATCAAGACAAAGCAAGTTAATATAATTGTTTGTCCTGAATGCTGGGAACCGGATCAGCCTCAGTTACAACTGGGGATGTATCCAATTGATGATCCGCAGGCTGTAAGGAATCCTAGAAAGGATTTAAGCTATTTGCAGTCTGGTAATAGCGGGTTACAATTGGTTAATGGGTCAGGAACGGCTGTTGATGAAAACGGCTATCCTGAAGGCGGAAGTAGAATTATCCAGTGGGGCTATGCTCCTGTTGGAGGTTCTAGAGCAAACGATGTGGGGCTAACACCGAACTATCTAGCTTTATCATTCCAGCTAGGAACAGTAACAGTAGTTACAACTTAGGAGTTAACATGAAAATTATAATCGCAGCCGGTAAGCCTTCGGCAGGAACCGCAGTTAAGAAATTCCGCAAAGGCGGAAAGACCAATTTAGAAATGAAAGAGTTGGGTCGTGGATTGGCTAAGGTTGCTAATCAGAAGGTCTCTTCTTTCAAGTACAAGAACTCTGGGAGCAAATAATGGCTATTCCAGAAAAAGCATCTAGCGTTAACCCTAGTCAGCCAAAGCCTATTACTGGGTTATCAGAAAAGGATCTGGGTAATAACGGATATCCAAACAATATCCCTAACACACAGACCCAGAAGACCCGTGGTACTGGAGCCGCTACTAAAGGCACTGGTCACTCGAAGAAGATGGGCTAATGAATTACACGGAACTATCGCAGACAATTAAGGCATATTGTGAGAATGAGTTCCCACAAACAGTCAGTAGCTTTACGTCTGCCCAACAGATCAATACATTCATTGATCAGGCAGAGCAGCGGATATATAACAGCGTTCAGTTTCCTTCAATACGGAAGAATGTCACTGGGACGTTAACCGCTAATAATCAATATCTGTCAGCTCCCGGAGATTTTCTGGCGGTTTACTCGTTGGCTGTTATAGACACAATAACTGAAGCGTATGATTTCTTGCTTAACAAGGATGTTAACTTCATACGGGCTGCTTACCCTATCAAGACAGATACGGGAAAGCCGCAATACTACGCCCTGTTTGGACCAACAACCACTAACGATGCGTCACCTATCATAACGAATGAACTGTCATTCATTCTTGGACCAACTCCTGACTTGGCATATGACGTAGAGCTTCATTACTATTACTACCCTGAATCAATCGTTACAGCAAATACAACATGGCTTGGGGATAACTTTTATAGTGTCCTGCTTTATGGCGCGATGCTAGAAGCAGCAGCGTTTATGAAGTCAGACAAAGACGTTATGGAAAATTACGTTTCCCGATATAATGAAGCATTGGCGCTTGCTAAACGTCTAGGTGATGGCATGGAAAGACAGGATGCTTACAGATCTGGACAAGTACGGATACCGGTTAAATAATGCCATTTACTGGAAACTTTACCTGTGACGTATTCAAATCAGGAGTTCTTGATGGGAACTTTGACTTTGGTGTTGGCACAACAAACGTATTCAAGATAGCGCTGTATACCAATGCATCAACTCTTGATCAGGATACCGCTGCCTATACAACCGTTGGTGAGGTTGTAGCGACTGGGTATACTGCCGGTGGCAATGTTCTGTCTCCAACCTTGAGCATACTGGACGGGACCGCATTTATCACCTTCAATAATACCTCGTGGACAAGTGCATTGACCGCTCGTGGAGCGCTTATTTATAAGGTTGGTGGTGCATCGGTTTGTGTTTTAGATTTTGGTTCGGACAAGATCTCAACTACGGTATTCCAAGTAGAATTTCCAGCCGCTTCCAATACTTCGGCAATTATTAGACTCTCTTAAAGGATTTTCAAATGATTTCAAATAAAGCGGTTTCTGTAGACAAGATAGGTGCAAGCGTTCTGCTAGGCGGAGCAACAACTTCTGCTGCTGGTGGCGCTGGCGTATTTACGATCCAATGTTTTGGTCAAGATGGCAAGCTGAAATGGGAAGAAAAGAACCCAAATCTGGTTGTTAACGAAGGACTTCAAGACATGAATGACAAGTACTTTTCTGGGTCTACCTACACCGCAGCTTGGTATCTAGGTCTGATTACTGGTCCCGGTCCTGCAACCATTGCTGCAGCAGATACCTTAGCTTCGCATACAGGCTGGACCGAATACACAGACTACACGGGTAACCGTAAAGCTGTAACTTTTGGTGCAGCAACTCTTGCTGATCCTTCAGTTATTAGTAACTCAGGCGCACCTAATGCATTTGCTATTACAGCTCCCGGCGGCACTGTTGCTGGCGCTTTCTTGGCTTCAGTAGCTACAGGTACATCAGGTATTTTGTTCTCAGCTTCTGACTTCCAGTCCCCCGGTGATCGCGCTGTAGTTGCTGGCGACACCTTGAATGTTACTTACACATTCAGTCTTGACGCTGCATAAGGAGATATAAAATGGCAACGAAATTCATTAAAGGTCAGAACGTAAAGGTTCAAGCAACCGTTCCTCAAGGTCCGGTACAGGCGCTTCGTATGACGGAAGATGGAAACTTCTTCTACAGTATTGAGTGGACCGATGCTGACGGTGTTAAGCAAAACCGCTGGTTTCCAGAAGCCGCTTTGACCGAAGCGTAATGTGTTTGGAATCTCATCATTTGCAGCCGCACCATTTGCGTCACTAGCAGGAGCTTTTCTAAACTCTGAAGTTAGTGAATCAACTTCTGCGTCAGACTCTATTGTAGGAAGCCCAGTAATTTATGTGGCGGTGACTGAATTTGTTATTGCAGCAGATACGGCAATAACATTTGCAGTTTTAAGCTCAAATATAGCTGAGTCTGCAATAGCTTCTGACCAAGCGTCTGCAATTCAAGCGTTTGCTTCTGCCATACAAGAGTCTGCTGTAGCAGAAGATCAAGCTTCCTCCTCAGTAGAATTAAACAGCGTTATCTTGGAGTCAGTAACTGGCGCTGATGTAGTGGCTGCTCTAGCTGAGATGAACTCTGCTGTTATAGAGGCTGCCTCTGCTTCTGATGTTATATCTGCTCAAGCCACGTTTGAAGGTGCTGTAACAGAGCAAGCAACAGCATCTGAGCAAGTATCCGCAACAGAGATTTTTGCAACCAATATAAATGAATCTGCTGCAGGCACTGACCAAGCGAATGCATCTCACAGTATTGGCAGCTCTATACAGGAGTCTGCGGCTGGATCTGATGCTATAGGGGCGTTAGCCTACCTCAGTGGATTTATTATTGAAGGCGCTGCTGCCTCTGATGCTGTTGATAGCATGGCGGAGTTCCATTCAAGCATACAGGAGTTGATTAGCGCTTCTTCAGCTACGTCTACTGCTGCTAATTTTATAACCTCAATTAATGAGCTTGCTCAGGCTTCAGATTCCCTTGCAGGAAGCCCTCTCTGGGAGGTAATTAATACCTCAGAATCTACCACTTGGAGTACAATAAATACTTCAGATACAGGTGGTTGGCAAGTGATTAAAACTCAACCATAATAGGGACATATGGCACTCATCTTAGCTGACAGAGTAAAAGAGACTTCCACCACCGCTGGCAATGGAACATTCACGCTTGCTGGGGCTGCTGCTGGCTTTCAGTCCTTTGCTGTAGTTGGCAATGGAAATACCACCTACTACTGTATCGCAGGGCAGGGAACTAATGAATGGGAAGTAGGCATTGGAACCTATACATCTTCTGGTACTACACTAGCCCGTACTACAGTTCTATCTAACAGTTCAGCAACAGAGCCAACAGCGCTAATATTTGCCGCTGGAACCAAGGACGTATTCGTTACCTACCCTTCAGAGAAGTCAGTCAATCTGGATGCATCAGGTAATGCAACTGCATTAGGTACACCAGTAGCCTTTACAGGTACAAACATAACTGGCACTGCAGCAGGTCTTACCGCGGGCGAGGCAACCATACTAGAGACTGCGCGGAACATAGCAGGTGTGTCTTTTGATGGCTCTGCTGCTATATCAATACCATTAGAGAATCTATCCGATGTATCAATTGGTACCGCGGTTGTTAATGAGTTGCTTGGGTATAACGGCACAGCTTGGGTTAATGTTGCGCCAAACTCGGCGTCAGCGGGAACAGGGGTTGTGTTTTATAACGCCACTCCAGTCATAACTGCGGCAGGAGCTAACAGCGATGTAGCTATTCTTACCTTTGCATCCATCCCAGTAACAACAGCAGAGCAAGTAATTACAGGAACAGCAGTTAGTAACACTGTGCTTTTCTCTGCTTTTGTCACTGTTGCGCTGAATAGACTTCTATTTGATGCCGGGGTATATGACTTCACAATATGGGCTGGTGTAGACAGCGTTGCTGGTGGCTCTGTTACAACCATTACTAGACAGATATATACAGCCACTCCTTTTGTAGTTGGTACTGTAACTACCACAGGCACAGGATCAAGCCGCACAGCTACAGCGTCATCAGGAACGCCCTTTGCTACTTCGGTGATAGATGCTTCTGCTACGAATACAACTGCATCATACTTACAGACCCCCCAAGGTCTATATCAGATAACAGCTAGAACCTCTGACACGGTAGTAACTATTACTACACCTAGTGGGTATACCAATGAATCAGCAGTTGCTGGTACTGTATGGAAGAAACTGTTTGGGATTACTACTCCAACAATAACATCTATATCCCCTAATTACACTGACTTTGGTGTAATTACAACGCAGCCATCTACAGTAGTTACTACTGCAACAAAGATGGGTATTCTTGGGTTTGTTACTTCAGATGCCACTAGGACTATATCGCTTACCTACAATGGCGAAGATAGAAATACCCACGTTAATACGCCTCTGGCTAACCTACACAATGACTTGGCTGGGTTGCAGGGCGGAGTTGCTACAGAGTATTTTCACTCTACCTCTGCTGAATATACAGGCACAGGCACTGGAGTCTTTGTAAGAGCAACGTCTCCTGCTCTAGTAACGCCAGATCTAGGCACTCCAAGTGCGTTAGTAGGAACTAACATAACCGGCACAGCTACAGCATTTACTGCTAGTAACGTAACCACCAA